CTTCCGCAACGACCGCTCCGCGCCCATCGTCTTCGATGAGTACAAGGAGCGGAAGATCGCTGTCACCTTCGGTGGCAACGTGTACTCCGCCGTCAAGGTGACCGACGAGCAGAACGACTTCGACCTGAACGACTGGGGCACGCTGCTCCGTCCGCAGGTCAAGGCCGTCGCTCGCGGTCTCTCCCGTCGCGCTGTCGGCACGCTGCTCGGCCAGGACTACGCCGTCACCATCGGTGGCGCTGAGGCGAACCTGCGTGGCGCGATCATCGAGGCGCGTCGCGTCCTCAACAAGTTCAACGTGCCGGGCGACCAGCGGTACCTGCTCGTCGGCTCCGACTTCGAGTCGGCTCTGCTCTCGGACGAGAAGCTGACCCTGGCCCAGAACGTCGGCGACAGCGAGGCTGAGTCCGCTCTCCAGAGCGCGACCATCACCAACCGCTTCGGCTTCAAGATCGTGGTCGACCAGACCATCCCGTCCGACGCCGCGTTCGCCTTCGCTGGCTCCGCGTTCGTCTTCCTGTCGGGTGCCCCGAGCGTCCCGCAGTCCGTGCCCTACGGTGCGACGACCTCCTTCGAGGGCATCGCGCTTCGCTGGGTCCGCGACTACGACCCGACGTACATGCAGGACCGTTCGGTCGTCAACACCTACGCGGGCTTCCGCGCGGTGACCGACGTCCTGGTCGGCTGGGACGAGGCCAAGAACTCCGAGGTCGTCTCGGCGAGTGAGCACTTCGTGCGTGGCATCAAGCTCACGCTCGGCGGCACCTCCGAGTACCCGACCGTGGGCTCGGACCTCCAGACCATCACCGGTCTGACCGAGCGTCCGATCGTGGCCGACCCGGCTGCCTGATCCCGCTGATGGAGGGGGCTGGCTCACTACGAGCTGGCCCCCTCCTTCGTCCTCGCGAAGGAGTAACTGATGGCCTACGCCACGATGCAAGACCTGAAGGCTCGCCTTGACTGGGAGCTTGACGAGGACGAGGAGCGGATCGCAGGCGGGGCGCTGGAAGATGCCTCGGACCTCGCTGCCCACTACGGGCGCGAGTGGCCTGAGACCTCAGCGCCTCGCCTGGTTCGGACCCTGGTCCTGAAGGCCGCACAGCGGTACATGAAGAACCCGGACGGCTACACCCAGTCCCGTGCTGGCGACGAGACGCTGGCCTGGAACGACAAGGCTGGCGAGAACGCTGGCACCGTCTACTTCACTGACGATGAGCAGAAGCTCCTGATCTCGTTGGCAGGCAAGAAGCCTGGCCTGATCAGTGTCCCCGTCACCCCGTACCGAACGAAGATCCGGGGCCGTCACGGCGAGGCCCCCTACAAGCTGACCACTGACGGGCTCGTTCCCGTCGACTACCACGGCGACCCCTTCCCGTTCTTCGAGGACGAGGTGAGTCCCTGGTGAGCATGCAGCGCAGGCGCGGCCAGACGGCGCGCATCTGGAAGACCAAGCTGGTCGAGGACCGGCGAGGCAACAAGCTCATGACGGCAGAGGCGGACGGACCCCATGAGGTTCGAGCCGCCTTCATCCCGCAGCGATCCGGCAAGGCCGAGGTGCCTGGCCAGCAACTGATCAACGTCACCCGGATGATCGTCGCCGCTGACCTCGAAGACGTCACCCTCTGGTCCCGAGTCGAGTACGCGGGCAAGCAGTGGGACATCGTCACGCCGCCCGCCTACCACCACGGTCCTCGCAAGTCTCGGCACTGGTCGATCGACATCCGAGAGAGGACGTGACGTGGCCAAGGTCGAACGCACTGTGGGTCGCAAGACCATCGAAGACTTCATCGCACTGAACGACGGCGTCGTGCATGAGCTCGACAACCGCACCTTCGAGATCGCGGTCCGAGCTGAGGCTCTGCTCGCTGAGCACCGCATGGACGGTGACGCCTCGATCGACGTCGAGCGCGGCAAGACCGACCGCTACGTGGTGCTGAACGACGACGCGGGCCAGAAGCACGCGATGTCCATCGAGTACGGACGAGCGGCTGGCCAGAAGGAAGTTCGCAACAAGAAGACCGGTGAGATGGAGACCATCTCCTGGGGCGACATGGACGGTCTGTTCATCCTCGCCACTGCATCGAACCTTCCGAAGAAGCGGAAGGGCAAGGTGCATCTCTGATGGCTGGACTTCCCACTGACATCAAGGCGATGGCGGAGATGAGCCCGGTCGAAGACCTGCTCCTCTACATCCTCCGAGAGGGCTTGCCTGGCATCCAGGTCAAGTCCCTGATCGAGGCGCATCAGACCTTCCCACTCGTACTCGCTCGTCGCACCGCAACCTTCGGGGAGTGGGGCGGCGACACACGCTTCACCGACTCGGCGCAGGTGGTGGTTCACACCTTCTGCCCTGACCCTGACGGTGACGAAGACGCGGCCATCCTCGCTGAGGCTGTCCGTGTCGTCCTTCGCGACGCCTGGCTCAGCCAGAAGGTCGTTCCCGGACGTGGCCACTTCATCAAGGTCGAGCTCACGTCCGCACCACGGCGAGTCACTGACTGGGCAACAGCCGCAGGGCCTGTCCAGTACGCCGACCTGCCCACGGGGGTGTGGCGCTACGAGTCGATCTACCAGATCAGCATCCGCAAGCCGCGCACCCGGCCCTACCCCAACCTGACCCCCTGAGCAAGGAGTACACACAGTGGCCCTGAACGACGACGCTACTCTCGTCATCGGTAGTGGTAACTACCTGACTGCCGCAGTCGGCACCGACATCCCGGTCGACCTGCTGGCCCCGAACGCCCCGTGGACCAACGTCGGTCACACGTCGCTGGAGGACATCTTCGGCATCACCTCGGACGGTGGTGACGCGACCGTCATCGGCACGCTCCAGAACAAGAGCCTGCGGACCAAGTACGCGGCCCGCACCGAGACGATGACCTTCACCCTCCAGCAGTTCGATGAGGCTGGCCTGAAGCTCTACTACGGTGCCAACGCCCCGATCCTGCCGGACGGCAGCGTCGGTGTCCCGACCAACCCCGAGCCGACCGTGGCCGCGTTCCTCGCGATCTTCCTCGACGGCGACAACGTCTTCGCGTTCTACGCGCCGAAGGCGGAGATCTACCGCGCGGACGACCTCGCCCTCGCGGACACCGAGACCCTGGCCGGTCTGCCCCTCGGCGTCAAGCCGATGGCGTACCAGACCAACCAGTGGACCTACTCGGTCACCCCGCTCGGCGCTGTCGACACCGGGGCCTGAGCTACACCCCCTCAGTAACTCCCCGGTGTGCAAGTGAGTGCGGACCCGCTTGCACACCGGGGGCTCCACCGTGAGCCCACAACCACAGGTCCGCATCCCCTTCCCGCAACACCAACACTGGAGGTCCGCAACCCCATGGCCAGCTTCTCTCTCGATGACATCCGTTCTGCCGCTGAGGCCAAGTACGGTTCCACCGACATCAACTTCGGCGACGACGTCTGCCGCCTGCTCAACCCTCTGCGCCTCCCGAAGGAGAAGCGTGCGGAGCTGATGAACATCCAGGACAAGCTCGACGGCGAGGACGTCGACCAGGAGCAGGTGCTGGCTGACGCCATCCGCCTGGTCGCTGAGTCCCCGAAGGCGGCGGACAAGCTGCTCTCGGCGATCGGTGACGACCTCGCTGTCCTGGCCCAGATCTTCGAGACCTACGGCACCGGGACGCAGGCGGGGGAAGCCTGAGCCTCGCCCGGCTCGTAGACGACTACGGCGAAGGCATCTACCCCGACCTGCTGCACTACTTCGGAGTTGACCTCCGAGACGTGATCGCAGGTCGGGGTCCTTCTCCGTCTCTCGTCCTCCTGCTGGTGCAGAGGCTTCCGGACACATCACTCACCATCGCTCTCGCGTCGGGCGGTCGTGAGCACTTCGGCTGGGGTGTCGACAGACACATGACCGCCGATCTCTACGACGCGCTGAACCAGAACACGCGGGCGACTGGTCAGTGGGGGAAGAAGGGTGCGCCCAAGATCCCCGAGTACCCGCGACCCAAGGCCAAGAAGGACAAGAGCGAGAAGAAGTTCAAGTCCGTGGCCGACATCTACAAGGCGTTCTCCAGGAGGTAGTCAAGATGGCATCACCAGGCGGGCAGGTGATCGGGCGAGTCTCGGTCAAGGTCCTCCCGGACACATCCGACTTCCGCCGAGAAGCTGAGAAGGCGCTCAACAAGATCGAGAAGTCCCTGAAGCTCACGGTCGCCACGAAGGTGGACATGAGTGGGGCTTCGCGAGAGTTCCTGGAGGAGTTGCGCAAGATCAACCAGCGCAACCGGAACATGGACTCCCGCAAGATCCGGTTCCACACGATGATCTCGACGGACGGCATGACCGAGGCGATCACCGTCGCCCGTCGCCGTCTTCAGCAGAAGGCAGACCAGAACAAGGTCAAGTTCAAGATCGACGGCGCTGAGGTAACTGGCGCAGTCAAGCTGGAGCTCGACCGGACGGCAGCCGACAAGACCGCGCACGACCTGAAGAAGTGGGCTGACAACCACAGCCCCATCAAGATCAAGGTCGAGCCGGACTGGAGCTCCACTGGAGCTGCCATCACCTCTGCTCGCATGGCCGTACTCACTCGGCCTCGCACTGTGTCGATCATCCCGGACCTGAACAACGCTGCCGTCGCGAAGGTGGGGACGGCTCTGGCTGCCCTGTCTGGTGCTCGCGTCGTCACAGAGATGTTCGATGAGCTGGGCAAGACGATCCGTAACCTCGACAAGTCCGTGCCCATCATCGGCACTCTCGCGACGGCCATGGCCGGACTCGCGGGGTTCGGACTCACGGCAGCGAGCAACCTGTTCGCCTTGTCGTCGTCGCTTGCGCAGATCGGCCCAGCAGCCCTCTTGCTCCCCGGCCTGTTCGGTGGTCTCGCAGTAGGACTCGGCGCTTCGTT